TTAGCTGAACGCAAAAAAAGACATAAGTCAAAGTATGGGTCGTTAAAGAATTTCCCATCTAGACCAAGAAGAAGGAGAGCTAGTAAATAACCAAACAATAACCGAAGCTTACTCTCCCCTCTTAGGCACAAAAGAGAGTGAAAGGTCGAGAGGGGATAGCGAGAGAGTGGTAAAATAGAGATATGAAGAAAGCAATAACTGCCAAAGAACTCACTACCAGACAAAAGATGTTTCTTAAAGAGTATTTTAAGACAGGGAATGGCACGAGGAGTGCTATGAAGGTTTATAATTGTAAGAATGTTCATTCTGCTTCTTCTTTGGCTTCTGAAACATTGTCAAAGCTTGAGGATGTGGTTCGGTCAATGATGGAAGTAAGAGGATTAACTCTTGGGAAAATAATTGATGTGGTGAACGAGGGAACGGAAGCAAACAAGGTAATCTCAGCAATGGTGGTCAATGAGAAAGGTGATGGGATGAAACAGGCCAATTCGATGACGAAGGATTTTGTCGAAGTACCTGATCACCCAACGAGGTTAAAGGCGGTTGAGATAGCGGCAAAGTGGCTTGATATAGGGGAAGGCCCAAAGGTTTTACAACAATTTAACATCTACGGTAACAAGGTAGAGAAGCAACAAAAGGAATATGACATATAAGCCAGGCTACAAGCGTTTTATTGAAGAGAACCTTCGCATTGTTAATAAAAAGGGTGTCGAAGTAGATTTTATTCTTAATAAAATTCAGAGAAGGTATTCGTTAGAAGGCACTGGTGAAGATTTAATTCTCAAGGCGAGACAGCAAGGGTTTTCTTCTCTCATTCTTGCTATTTTTACTGCTGACTTCTTGCTTAAGAAGAACTCTCGGTCGGTAGTAGTGGCCGATATTGCCGATAACGCTCAAGAGTTGCTAAGTCGAGTTAAGTTTTTTATTCAGTCGTATGAGGAGCGAAACAAGATTAAAGTGCCGTTAAAATATAATTCTAAGTATGAACTATACAACAGTGTCTTAAACACTCGCTACACTATCGGCACTTCAACCAATGTCAACTTTGGCCGAAGCAAGACAATTACCAACCTCCATTTATCTGAACTCGCCTATTATCAAGACCCAGAGAAGCTCTTCGCCGGTGCGTTGCAAGCGGTTGTCCCAAATGGCAAGGTTATCATTGAAACGACCGCCAATGGCTTCAATTTCTTAAAGACGCTATGGGTAGAGTGTGAGATGGGAGAAAGACCCTTTAAGCCCCTATTCTATGCCGCTTCTGACTTCTACTCGCCAGAGTTTCTCAATAAAAAACAGATGGAGTTGAAGAGATTATACAAGCAGGAGTATCCAGAGACACCAGAGGAGGCATTTTTGACAAGTGGCGAGTGTTACTTTGACACTGACGCATTGGCACTTTACTTTCAAGAAACAAAAAATGTTAAGACAATATAGGAAGTTCGAATCAGGGGAATTTATTGTTGTTGGTGTTGACACTGCTTCGGGTGGGCCTGATTACTGTGTGGCTCAGTTTCTAAGTAAAAGCAAATTGGATGTTCCTCTTGTCTATCATGCTCATATATTGGCAACGGAAATGACACCAGTTATCTTTGAGTGGTTGGAAAAAATATATGATACTACCAATGTTCAACCATTGGTTGCTTACGAAAGAAACAATGGGGGGGTATTCGAAATGGAACGACTGGCTTCGTTAAACAAAAAGGGCAAGTTTAGGGTTTTCACTATGCCGACATTTGGTTCTATTGCTAATCCGATTGCCAAAAAACTTGGTTGGGATACCAATACTGCCACTCGGCCCAAAATGCTTTCGGACTTAAAGGAGGCGGTTGACCACAAACTAATGAAAATATATGATCGCTTAACTATCGATGAAATGTTTAGTTTTATTGTGAGCCAAACGAGTACTGCTTGGAAAGCCCAAGCGGAAAAAGGCGCTCACGACGACCTGGTGATGTCATTGGCAATAGCCTGGCAATTACAACAGAGCGATACTTTCATTCTTGACGATGATGAGGAGTTTCCCGATGATACTAAGAAGTTTGGCACAGATGGATTCTACTAAAACAAAATACGAGCTAGACATTCGCAAGCACAACATTCCTGCTCACCTAGACATTGAGCGGGATATAAAAGCTAAGAAGAATGGCTTGTTTACCTTTACCTTACGCATCAACGGTGGTAATATAGTAGATTATAGCTTAATGGAATATGTTGACGTCAAGCGAAAATATCTTGGAGTTGAGACGGTTATTGTCAAACAATCTGCCACTACACATTATCCTAGAGAATGAAGTAAGAGAGACACAGTATGGGCAAATAACCTTCAACGTCATCCTCAAAGACGATAAGGCCCACATAGAGACATTAAATGTCGTTAAGAACAAGCGAGTCAGGTATAAGATGTAGGTTTGACAGAAGATAAGAGGGTGTAGTATTATTATAGGTAGTAGGACTGATGCCGCTATGATGCGGGTTAAGGTACTCCTTTGTGGAGTGCCTTTTTTATTGACTAATATGACAAAACTTCGTGACCAAATATTATCTCGTAAGCAGGTAGCCAGTGACTCTTTGAGAACAAAGAGAGACCTTTGGGATGATGTCGAGAAGATGTTTCACAATCAGCTAGTTTCTTCCATTACTCACTCGACCAAGTCACAGGTGTTTGACCCTAAGCTGACCACGTTGACACTGGAGAGAGGCTATCGGGTGATGGCCCAACTACCCACCGGCAAGGTGCGAGCAATATCCTCTAACGATCAGGCGACCAGTATGATGATGAACCTCATTCTTGACAAGTATATTATTCCTCATGCTAACGCTCAGTTCGACTTTTTGACTAAGTTGAGAATGATTGATATTTACTCTAACCTCTACGGTAACTTCTTTGCTTTGGTAGATTGGGATGTTAAACAAAATGGCTATGTCGGCCCCGATATGTGGATGTTAAACATTCGGGACATTTTCCCTCAAGTGGGAGCAGTGTCAGTTGAGGATAGTGACTATATCATCGTTCGCACTTGGAAGCCTCTCTCTTATTTTGAAGGACTTTCTAGCCAAAAGGGGTATAAGAATGTTGGCAAGATAGTTACCAAGCTAAAAGACATTTCCGGCTCTAAACAAGGTCGTTCGGAGAGTACCGATAAGACAGAAAGGGAGAAAGACCAGTACCCCTCTGTCGTTGCCGCTAAAGACGCCGGTTACTTTGAAGTATTGACTCAGTATGAGAGAGACCGCTGGGTAGACTTTGTTGTTGATGCCGACTTAGAGTTTAGAGATATAAAGAACCCCCACGAGAACGGAGAGTTACCGGTAGCTTGTAAATATTCTATTCCTCTACTCGATGACTTTATGGGAATGGGTGACTTTGAAAGAGGCAAGTCAATGCAGATGGTTATTAATTCTATTTGGAACCTCTATCTTGATGCTACCAAAATGTCTATATTCCCACCGATTGTCATTAATAAGGACAATGTCGCCGCCGCTAGCTCCTTTAAGTATGGGGCCGCTGAGAAGTGGCTTGCTAGAGGACAAATCAACAATGTCGCCCAAGCGATTAACTTAAGCCCTAAGGGTATTGCCACTTTCAATAACACTTATCAGGTCGCTAATGCCGCTCTCCTTAATATGTTTGGCACAACCGATACTGCTATCACCTCACAAACTGAGGCTGGCTTTGGCAAGACACCGGAGGCTTTGAAGATGCAGGGAGCAAGAGAAAACACCCGAGATAATGCTGATCGTTTCTATATGGAGCGATTCTTAAAGACGGTAATGACCAAAATGGTCAACCTTGTCTCTAAAAAGCAAATGGGGCCAATTACCTTCCGCTTGTTTGGTGATGACTTTGAGAAGATGAAGCGCACCAACCCCGACCTAGAGGAGAACTATGACGAAGAAACAGGCAAGATAACTGTCGATGAGGACAAGACTGGCTCAGTCCTTTTCGATTATGAGATAGTATCCGGTTCGACCTACGCTGTTGACCAGGAGTCGCAACAACAGAATATGGTAATGCTCTTACAGCTTCTATTGAAAAGCCCCGAACTGATACAAATAATTGGTCAAGAGGGTTACACGGTAAAGATGGGCGAACTGTTTAAGAGGGTAATATCCAACTCCGGCGTTCAGGATTGGGATAAGATTTTAGAGGAAAAGACTGAAGGAGAGAAGGATGACGCTATCCTACAAGCTGACGCCGAGAAACTAGCAATGATAATGGAGCAAGTAGCTGGCGGTGGCGCTGGGGCTGGAATGAATATGAACCAAGTACCGCCTCAGCCTCAACCAGGCCAAACAGGAGGAATGCCAAATGCCTAGAGACAATCAAGCAATTAGACCAGACAGCTATTTTTCATCTTTACCGAGTGTCATCAAAGACGAGGAGGCAAAGAAAAAGGGAGCGACTGAGGAAGAGCGAGCGTTGATGGCTTTATCGGAGACAATGGGATGGAAGATTTTGAACGAATACATCGAGCATCTCGTTGAAGACCTAGACGAGGTTAGCGGTCGCTCGATTGCTGACGGAGCGACATTTGAAGAGATAGGGCGCAATACATTGGTTGTCAATCTTGCTAAAGGGGTAATTAAAAGAGTTAGAAACAAAGTTGCCGATGCCAAAGAAATATGTGAAGCAGAACCAAAAGGAAAATCAGGTAAATGAGGAAGTTTTAGACTTTAATAAGCCGAGTTTTACCTTTATACCAAAGGGGAACCATCGGTGGCGACAGCAAGGGCCTTACCTGGTTTGTAAGTCGTGTGAGTTACAGCACGCGGTGTTTATAGGAATGAACAAGGTGATGACAGGGATAAACAAAGAGGGTGGGCCAATACTTAAGAATAGAAAATCTGTACAGGAGTTTTAACAATAAAGCCTCTTTACAGGCGTTTTATAGCCTGGGTACTCTCATATTACCATACAGGTATGTAAAAGGAGGTGAGTAGGAAATGACTCATCAAAACGATGAAAATCAAAAAATGGCGCTAAACGAAGAGGGCGAGGATAAAGCCCTTGACACTACGCCGGTGGCAGAACAAAACATCTCTGGGAAAGTTGATGAATCGGTCGCAGAGACTAAGCCGACGGGAAAAGTCGAAGTGAAAGAGAAATCAGCCGAAACAGAAGAAGGTTCAAAGAAAGGCTTTAGCCAAAGGGTGCAAGAGCTTAATACCAAAACCAAAGAGGCAGAGGTACGAGCTAAGGAGGCAGAAACCAAAGCACAATCATTGGCGGAGAAACTTGGGGAACTTACAGGCTCAGAAGAGTCTCAACCCATTCGTGGGCAATACCAACCTCAGGTGGAACCAGGAACTGAAGTTAGTCCTGATCAGTATAAGCAAGATGTTATGCGAACGGCAGACAGTCTTGTTCAGATTAGGATAAAACAACAGGACGCTGTTAATCGTATTAACAACGAAGCTAATGACGTGGTAAGGGAGTATTCCCAACTTGATCCCAATAGCAAGGAGTTCGACCGAGAGCTTTCTGATTCAGTTACTGCGGCGGTAGAGGCCCATGTTAAGGCCGATCCGTACAAGGCGTCAGTAGGTAATCTTGTTGCCAAACTGATGAAACCCTATAACAGGGCAGTAGCTAAGCAAGTTGGCAAGGTTACTGAG